TGAATGAGTCCAAAGCCATAAAATCCTAGTCCTGGCAGAAATTTGAAGTGGACGAAATATTGGATCTTATTTTTCTTAGGCTCATTGGGCGCATAGTTTCTCCGTATGGAGAGAACTAATCGGCTGCCTTCTTCTACAGTTACTATGTAGGGCAATTTTATTCCTGTAGGTTGACCTTCTGCATCAACCTCTTCGAAACCTTCTAAATCTAAATTTACATGACACTCTAATAAATTGTAAACTGGTTCTTGTTTACCAGTTTTTTTAGTGCCATCTAATTCACGTTCTTTTTTTTCTAATTCATTATCTGTTACTGAACCTGGGGGACCTAATTCTACATCTCTGTAAAAACCACCTACTTGTTGTTTTCTTAACTCGTTCTCAGAGATTTTTACAGTATGTATTATTGATTCCGCATCATCCAAACTTGTTGCTGTATATGGTACAACTAATTCATCTGCAGGTACAAACTTAGACACAACTCTTCCCATGTTTGTATCGTAGTAAACTTTTTTAAATGTTGATCCTGCAAGAGGTAAATGAAATAACATAGAATCAAACTCAGGTTCATACTCTTTCATTTGATCCATAATTAAATAATTTAAATAATCTTTAACACGTTGTGATTGTTGTTCTGTTGCCGGATTCTTTGCTCCTATCACTTGTGTTCTGACTGGTCCGTCAGCTGGTAATAATTCTTTGTAAGCTTGTGCTTGAAATTGAGTTACTGCTTCTGCAAGAACTGGGTGTGTTGCACCTGAAGCTCCTT